CTCCCTGGCGCCATTGCGGCCCTGACGCCAATCATCACCGGACTGCTGCAGGGTCTGACGCAGCTTGGCCAGTGGTTCAGCACGCTTAGCCCGCAGGCGCAGACCTTTGTGATCAGCGCTGCTGCGCTGACTGCTGGCTTCATTGCGTTGGCCCCCGCAGTGACAGCGATTGTGGCTGTGTTCACAACGCTTGGCCCGCTGATCGCAGGCATTGGTGCAGCCATCGTCGGCATTCCTGCTGTGATAGCAGGTTGGGCCGGTGCAATCGCGCCCTTGGCTGCTGGTCTTACAGGATTGGGGCAGGTTCTGATTGCTGTGTTCAGTGGCCCGGTTGGCTGGGTTGCGCTGGCTGTAGCTGCTGGCGCGGCTATCTATGCCTTCCGCGATCAGATCAGCGCTGCGTTTCAAGCCATCGGCTCAGCTATTGGCACAGCTGCAGCAGCGTTTAAGACTGTCTTTATCGACCCAACTATTCAGCTTGGCCAGCAGGTGATCCAGTTCTTTACGCAGAGTTGGGCGCAGCTGGCTGAATATCTCAAACAGCCATTCGAGCTGGCATGGCAGTGGATACAGCAAAGCTTCATTGCGCCACTGCAAACCGCCTTTCAGCAAGCTGTTCAATTCATCCAAAACGCATGGGCCAACATGCAGCAGATTATTGCTTCGCCTTTTACTGCTGCGCTGAACATCGTGAAGGGTGCCCTCAATGGCATCATGGCAGCCATTGAAGGCGGCATTAACGGAGCTGTGCGGGCGATCAATGCACTGATCGCCGCAGCCAACCGCGTGCCTGGCGTAAGGATTCCGACCGTTAGTCCAGTCAAGCTCCCTCGCTTTGCTGAAGGTGGCATGGTCACTGGCCCAACCATTGCAATGGTCGGTGAAGGCGGCGAACCTGAATACATCGTGCCTCAGTCCAAGGCAAGCAAGTTTGCAGCCAACTGGATGGCCGGCGTCCGTGGCGCGGCTGCTATTCCGCGCTTTGCTGAGGGTGGCGTGGTGATGCCCAGTGCAAGCGTGAGCATTCAGACTGGGCCAGTCACGCAGATGAATGGCACCAACTACGTCACGACGCAAGATCTTAGCCGCGCAGTGCAGGCCGGCGTTAATCAAACGCTCAGTCTGATTGCCGGTGATGGCAGCGTGCGCCGCCAGTTGGGGATGGCCTGATGGCTCAGTACGATCTGCTGTGCTTTCTTGAATACTACGCCGACCGCACGAGCGTGTACGACATCAGCACCGGCAAGCGTGCGCCAACGCGGCGCTGGCAGAACTTCTACCAAGTGCCGCAAGATCTATCTACCGTAGATTCTGATGTGCAAGGTTCGTTTCAATATATTCCCTTTACCGCTGAGGGATTTACGCTTCGGCCAGCGAATAGCATTGGCGAGCTATCCATTGAAATCGCCGCCACTGCAGACATTATCGACTTGACTGATACAGCTATCGGTGCCGGACGCCTTGTGATCGCATCGCTTTACCTTCAAGATGCTGGCGAGGACGCCCTTGATCCTGCCAGCGCCGTGCTTGTTAGCCGCTACATTGGCGGCATTGATGGCGCTGAAGTAAACGACACATCAGTTAGCTGGTCGGTTAGTCCAGTGGTCGACAAAAGCAAGCCGCAAATTCCAACCCGCAAAGTTGCATCTGATTTGATCGGGAGGTTTACAGGATCATGACAAGACCCGATGTGCAACAGAAAGCCAATTGGATGCAGTCAGAGCTAACACGGCTCAACCCTGGCACGTCATGGGTGCAAAGGAAACTACCCGGCTGCGCGGCAACGCACAAGACAAAACCAAACCAAATCAGTCAGCATCACAGCGCGATAGATCTCCCGGTAACCGCAAAACGCCACAGGCTGACCTGGGAGCACAGCAAAAGATTGCAACAGCAGGCGAAACGGTGCCAATCGTATTTGCAAAGCGTGTAAGCAGTAACGGCGGCGTATGGGTGCAGCCATCACTGGTCAAAGCAGGATCGCAATCATTCAAAGGCAGCTTTCTTTTTCCGATCAGTCAAGGCCAAGTAACAAGCTCGCCGGCGAAAATCTCGGCTTGGGTAGGGTTGCGCAATATGGCGCACCTTGCTGATCAAACGATCACGCTGAGCCATATCTACAACAGCGCCGCGACTATTGCTGCATCCCCTGGCACTTGCCCAGTAATCGGCTCTGGTATGTATTGCGGTACTGATACCTATTCCTATTTGGCTGGTGGTCTTGGTGATAGCGGCACATGGACACACCGGCAGGATTATTTAGCGACCAGCTACTGGGGGCTGCGAACGCAAACCACCGGCGTTGGTGATACCAGCAACTCAATCATTAACGCATCAGTGGAGGTGTTTGATAATGTCACCGGCACCGACCTAACTACTGCTTATTACAACGCATTGGGCTTGACTGTGGGCAGCAGCTTTGCATTCAACGCTGTTTACGACGGTTCCGGCAATATCATCGGTGGATATAACGCTGGAACCATTGTCGACACAATTGCCCTTACTGGTTACGTTGCGCCCAATCCAGCGTTTTGGTCTGGGCTTGGATCTTCCGGGAGTGTAACGTTTACATACACAGTTCAAAACGTAGACGATCAAATCAATCCATCCCTGCCCGCTAGCACTGGTACGCTTACCGGCATTCGCTTCGAATATGTTGTAAGCAAATATGCCGATCCAGCCAGCACACCAACGGCAGACAACTCGTCCTATGGCGACATAACATTTCTGAAAATTGTAGGCGACATTTACGATCCCCCTGATTCGGGTTCATTCCCCACCACAACGCGCCAGCTTTCGATTTACTACGAGCAGGGCGTCACTGTTGATCTTTACAGTGCCGGCTTGGTTGGCGGCAGTTACACGCAAGGGGCCAGCAATCAGCTAGTTGATCTGGCCATGTATCTATTCAAGATTTACAAGCGCGTAAGCGCAACGGATCCAGATGTAGCGGCGCCAATTTACACAGACAACATGGAAGATATTGCCACATTCTGCGACGAATACAATCTTCACTTCAATGGGTTGATCTCTGAGGCGCTGAACATTGTTGAGTTCCTTAGCGAAACAGCTCCTTACTTTCTTTTGTCATTTCAGTCCAATGGCGGGCAGTATCGTTTTGAACCGTTGTTGCCGCTTAATGGCAGTCAAGAGATTGATGCAGCTGCGTTGACGCCTGTGGCTACGTTTACAGAAGATGATATTCTTCCAGGATCATTCAGCAAAACCTACGTTCCAGCCGCAGACAAGACCGACGTTAATGCAGTGATGCTGTATCGCAAGAACGATCCAGATACTATTGGTACACAGCAAACGGTACAGGTGCGCTACAGCGGCGTTGCATTGGACGCGCCTGTAGAGCAATTCGATCTGACCGATTTCTGCGCCAGCCGCGATCACGCCATCATTTATGGCAAGCATTATCTGGCGCGACGCAAGTATTCTGTTCATGCGATCAGCTTTGCAACGCCGCTTTCAACTGCTGGCCTGAAGCCGACCGACATCATCAAAGTCGACCGCCAGCGCATCACCAGCACGGGCGACAACCGCAGTGAGATTGAGTGGTATCAGATCACCGCGATCAATCACCAGACCGATGGCACCACCAGCATTCAGGCGTCGCAGTTCCCGGTCAACAGCAGCGATGAAGCCGTGATGAGCGATCAAGTGCTGAACGGCACGTTTACAGTAGTGTGATGGCCACCTTCCCCTCGCTGGCACCGCGCACTCGGTCGCTCACGTTGGGCGATATCCCGCAGCAGATCTATGTGGGCACCAGTGGCGGTGAGGTGCGCTTTAAGCAGGGCAGCAGCTACATCGCGCAGCAGCTGACACTGGGCTATGAGTATCTGACAGAATCAGAAACGCAGCAAATCCTGGATCATTACGCTGGCCAGCAGGGCAGTCTGATTCCCTTCGATCTATCCGCTGCAGTATGGGGCGGCTACACCAGCCCGCCGGTTAGCAGCGTGGCGTATCAGTGGCGCTATACCGGGCCGTTTGACGTGAGCATTGCATCGCCACGCCGTTACAGCCTGACGGTTGAGCTTGAAACCGTGCCGATCTGATCATGGCCTTTCCTGCCCTTATCCCATCAGCCCGCGTCTACATCCCTGGTGATGTGCCGCAACAGCAGCAGGTGGCGCTATCTGGCGCTAACAGCGGCTACCGGCAGGGCAATCGTCGCATTGGGCAGACCTTAGGGCTGAGTTTCAACAACATCACTGAGGCCGATCTCGATCTGATCAAGGCGCATTATCAAAGCGTTGATGGGACATTTGGCATCTTCTTTCTATCTGCTGAGGTATGGAACGGTTACGTAACGCCACCCGTCCCACTGCTCAGCGATTACGCATGGCGCTACGCGGGTCCGCCATCGATCACAGATGGATCGTGCGATCTGTGGAGCATTGAACTGGAGCTGACGACTTATGCCATTGATCTCAGCGACCTAATCATTGATGGTCTTACAGCTGCTGCGACGCCAGCCCGTGAGTATATTGTTGAAGGTGGTGCAGCATCCGCGACGCCAGCGCGTGACTATGTGATCAACTCAGGTGCAGCAGCATGAGCATCACCCTTACAGCTCTTCAAAAGCAACGCCGCGATACCGCTGCAAACTGGACGGCCCAGAACCCAACGCTGTTGGCTGGTGAAATTGGCGTCGAGAGCGATACGGGTTATTGGAAGATCGGGACCGGCGCTGCAGCATGGAACAGCCTTGGTTACGTGCGTGGCACTCAGCTGAGCGCCTATCCCATCGTTAATGCTGACATTGCGGCGACTGCCGAGATTGCTGTCAGCAAGTTGGCTGATGGCACAGCCCGGCAACTGCTGCAGACCGATGCAGCAGGGACTGGCGTTGAATGGACAAGCAACGTAGATGTACCTGGCACGCTGGACGTGACCGGGGCAGCGACGTTTGACGGCAACGTGACGGTGCAGGGTGACCTAACCGTTAACGGAACTGAGGTCATCATCAATACTCAGACGCTTGAAGTTGAAGATAAAAACGTCATCATCGGCAAGGTTGCCACACCAACCGATGTGACGGCTGATGGCGGTGGCATCACCCTGAAAGGCAGCACCGACAAAACGATCACATGGCTAGATGCCACTGATGCGTGGACGCTGAGCGAGCACGTCAACATTGCAAGCGCCAAGGAGTACCGGATCGCAGGCACCAAGGTGCTTGATGCCACAAGCTTGGGCAGTGCTGTTGTTAGCAGCAGCCTGACCAGCGTTGGCACGATCACTAGCGGCACATGGCAGGGCACCGCAATAGGCGCCAGCTATTTAGACGCCAGTGTCGTCACCACTAGCAGCAGTGGCGTGGTGACCAGCACCATGATCACTGACGGCACCATTGTTGATGGTGATATCAGCGCCACTGCTGAAATCGCTGTTAGCAAGCTTGCCGATGGCACAGCGCGTCAATTGCTGCAGACTGACGCGGCTGGTACGGGTGTTGAGTGGACTAGTGATGTTGATCTACCAGGAACCCTGACCGTTGCTGGCGCCGTTGTCTTTGCAGACAAAGCCATTGAGATTGGCGCTGTTGCTTCGCCATCAGATACAACCGCAGACGGTGGCGGCATCGTGCTGCAAGGCACCTTGCCCAAACTGTTGCTGTGGTCAAATTCCACAGATGCATGGACCAGCAGCGAACACATTGATCTAGCAAGCGGGAAGAGCTACTACATCAACGGCACGGCGGTTTTGTCGGGTTCTGCTTTGGGCTCTGGCGTCACCACTTCAAGCCTTACCAGCGTTGGCACTATTGGCACTGGCGTGTGGAATGGCACCACCATCGGCGCGGGCTATGGCGGCACAGGACAGACCAGCTACACCAATGGTCAGCTGTTGATCGGCAAGACAGATGGCACGCTGGCAAAGGCAACGATCACGGCTGGCTCAGGCGTCACGGTCACCAATGGCGATGGCAGTATAAGCATTGCAACCACAGGATTACTGCCAACGACTGGCGGCACGATGACTGGAGATATTATATTTTCTGGGACTCAAACATTTCCTGGTACAGGATCAGGCACGGTCACCAGTGTCGATGTAACTGGTGGCACAGGACTGACAAGCAGCGGTGGGCCAATAACCAGCAGCGGCACTATTACAGTTGACCTTGATAACACTGCAGTAACACCAGGCAGCTATACATACGCCAGCATTACTGTTGATCAACAGGGACGTTTAACTGCCGCTAGCAGCGGAACAGCGCCACTAACAAGTTCCGATATTGGGGTCACAGTTCAAGGCTACGACGCGGACACCGCAAAACTAGATGTAGCCCAAACGTTTACAGCAGTTCAAACGCTGACCGATCCGGCTATCATCGGCACGGTATTGGAAGACGTTTACACCATCACTGATGGTGTAGCGTTTGAGGTTGACCCCGGTAATGGCAGCATCCAACTAATCACGCTGGGTGCTAACCGCACACCAAAGGCCACCAACTTTGCAGCAGGTGAAGCTGTAACGTTGATGGTTAATGACGGCAGTGCCTACACGCTTACATGGACCGACTCAACATGGGGTAGTGGTGGGCTAATATGGGTTGGCGGTAGTGCGCCTACGCTTGAAACTAGCGGGTACACTGTTATACAGCTATGGAAAGTTAGCAGCCAAGTCTACGGCGCTTTAGTGGGAGGTGTAGCATGAGACATCCGCACGGACTTAGGGCAGCTGCTGGAAACATTGAGGGATTCCCGAGTATTGGCGATGCCTACGAAGGCGGCTATTATGCTGGCTTAATAAGCCATTCTGCTGATGGCGTTGCAACTCACGCTTTAATTGTTGCCCCCGCAGCTACTGGTGCTAGCGGCACTGGATATACAATCACAACTAATTTGGCTTGGCAATCCACCACAAGTACAACAGGAGCCACAAGCCCATACGACGGCGCTGCTAATACTGCTTTGATGAGCAACTCGCCCGCTGCTAATTTTTGCACTGGCCTGTCTATCGGTGGATATAGCGATTGGTATTTGCCGGCTCGGTATGAATTAGAGATTGCATATTACAATTTGAAACCAACAACAACCCTTAATGTAACCACAGTGGGCACCAACGATTATTCAGTCCCCAAGCGAACATCTAATTACACAACCACGGATCCGGCTCAGACGCTTAGCGCAATCTTTCAGTCTGGCGGTGGCGAAGAATTTCAGTCCTCTGGCACAACTGATCACTGGACATCGACAGAAACATCTTCCACCAACGCATGGCTAATACGATTTTCTAGTGGAACACAAATTAACACTATTAACAAAGGGAATGCTAGGCGGGTTCGCGCTTTTCGCAAGATAGCACTCTGAGTGTCCTAGTATTATTGCATTGCCCTAAAACCATGTACGTTTTTGCTCCCAATCAAACCGTTGAGATTTTTCCTTACTCAGTTCAAGCCTTAAAGCGTGACAACGCCAACACTAGCTTCCCCCTCAGTCCATCGGATGCGGTACTGGCTAAATGGAGCGTGTTTCCCGTTAAACCACAAGAGCCACCTGATTTTGATGCGGCAACTGAAAACCTAATTCAGGTTAATCCAACCTTCGTGAATAATCAATGGTTGCAGTCTTGGCACGTTGCTAAGGCCAGCCCTGAAGAGATTGCAGAAAGAACGCAAAATAAGGCCACTGCTATACGCGAGGACCGCAATGCACGTCTGGCGGCCTGCGATTGGACACAGCTTGCCGATAGCCCGCTGGATCCTGACGGCAAAGGAGCCTGGGCGCTGTACCGCGAAACGCTGCGCATGGTACCTCAACAGGAGGGATTCCCTTGGGATGTGCAGTGGCCCCCCGTACCTGGTACTAACTGATGGCAGTCAAGAGCAAGACCGGCACCGGCAGCCTCCAGCATCAATCCGGCCCACCTAAAACCACACGCCAAGGCTATGGCCAGCGATCACGGCCTAGGAGGCGCGGGCGCAAGCCTTTGCGTGGGCAGGGCCGGTAAGCTGGATCTGTAGCCGTTGCCGCCATGATCGAGATCATTGCCGCAGTGGCTGGCGCATCAATCACAGTGGCCGCTATGGGTGCAGCAGGCGCCAGCCGGCGCAATGATCAGGCGCGTGATGCAGTGATCAGGCTCACCTCAGCTGTGGAGCACATCGCCACGCAGCTAGAGGTGCTGCATAAAGACATAAAGGAAGATCGCCGCGAGACCTTTGGCCGGCTATCGACGGTTGAGCAGCGCGTATCTAAGTTGGAGGCACGTCCACCATCGTGCTGATTATGGATCAGGCAACCACCATTGCGGTGATCGCCATCATCGTTGCAGCAGGCAGCGAGATCATTGCAGTGTCACCGCTGAAATCGAACAGCTGGATTCAGCTGCTAGTAAAGGTGCTGCAGATGGCCTTCCCAAAGCAGCGCCGCTGAATCATGGCCAACGACGCGCCCATCAGCCTGCAGCAGCTGTTCAGGTATTACAAGGCGCTGCCGCACCAGACCGCCGCGATTCAGCAGCTAGAGACCGATCTGGCCGCCAACGGCTACGACGCCGTGATGCGCCGCGACCGCGAGTGGTTTCAGACGTGGAGCCAAGACGGCAAGCAAAGCGACTTAAGCGCCGCGATCAGCTTGATTAAGGAGTTTGAGGGCTGCCATCTCTCGGCATACCCTGATCCGCTCAGCGGCGGCGACCCTTGGACGATTGGCTATGGCACAACGCGCTACAGCGGCGGCGTGCCTGTGAAGCGTGGCGACAAGATCAACGTGATCGAGGCCGACATGCTGCTGCGGCTGGAGGTGGATCGCATCGCTGAGAAGCTGCGCACCACCATCCCGCACTGGAAGGTGATGGATGATCAGCAGCGATCAGCGCTGGTGAGCTTCGCCTACAACCTTGGCGCTGGCTTCTATGGCGCCGCTGGATTCGAGACGATCACACGATGCCTACGTGACCGTGATTGGGCTGCAGTGCCTGCTGCGTTTGAGTTGTACAGGAACCCTGGCACCAACGTAGAGGCTGGCCTGCTGCGGCGGCGCCGTGCAGAGGGCAAGCTATGGGGGCAGCACCAGGCCGCGGCTGAACCCGAAACTGCCAAGCTGCGCCCTAGCAGCCCATTTAATGCACGGATCACGCCGCACATTCGGCTGGGCGAGTTTGCGCTCGATCAGGAGGCGCGGCGGTTCCAGCATCAGTATCAGCTGGACACTGCAGCGGAGCTGGCTGCATTCTTGGAGCGTGCCCGGACGGCATTCGGCGGGAAGCCGATCATCATCACAAGCGGCTTCAGGCCGCCAGCCGTGAATCGATCAGTTGGCGGAGCCAGCGGGAGCGAGCATCTTTACAACGCACCAGGCGTTGGCGCGGTCGACTGGTACATCCAAGGAGTCGACATCCACAAGCTGCAGGAGTGGTGTATCAAGAATTGGCCGTACAGCACCGGCAAGGGAGCGCCTAAAGGATTTATTCATACCGGCATCCGGCAAGGGCGGCCTAAGGTCGTTTGGGATTACTGAGCGCCTGATGCTGCTAGCTGACCATGAAATCCGCCGGCTGTGCCAACGGCACGGAATGGTGAGCCCATACAACGAAGCTCAGCTGAACCCAGCCAGCTATGACGTGACGCTCGGCGGCCAGATCATGATGGAAGTTGCCAGTACAGCGGAGCTGCAGAAAGTGCAGCTGCATGGCCATACGCAACAGGATCCGTTCTGGATTCAGCCTGGTGAGTTCTTTCTGGCCGAGACGCAGGAGATCTTCAACCTGCCTCATCACGTCGGCGCTCAGTTCGTGCTGAAGTCTTCCCGCGCACGTGAGGGCTGGGATCATGCTGAAGCGGGCTGGTGTGATCCGAGCTGGTATGGCAGCCGCCTAACCATGGAATTATGCAATCAACGGAGACTCCATCCCCTGCCGATTTGGCCGGGCCTTCGCATCGGTCAAATGAAGTTCTTGCTTGTGAGTGGCGAGCCTGAAATCGGATATGACAAAAAAGGGCGCTATAACTGCGATCTCGGAGTGACCAGCAGCAAGGGCTAGGATTGTTGGGCTGCGGCGCGTCAACGCCCAGCCCCCGACCACTGCCTTATCAGTGATGACTGAATCCTACGGCGCTGAGCGCTGGCTGCCCGTTCCCGGGTTCCAAGGCTTGTACGAAGTCTCCGATTGTGGTCGCGTGCGAAGCGTGGACCGAGTGATCGCACTGAACAATCATCCCAAGCTCAAACAGCGAACCATGCGGGGGCGATTGCTTTTTCAAAAGACAAATCTGCCGTCTGGCCGTGGCTACAAACGCAAGCTGGTTTCGCTTTGGAAGGAAAACCGCGAATTCACAGTGAATGTGGCCAGGCTAGTGGCAGAAGCTTTTTTGCCAAATCCAGATCAAAAGCCCTTTGTCTTGCATTTGAACGATGACGCCACCGATAATCGGCTTCAGAACCTGCAATGGGGCGATCATGCTGAAAACGTGCGGCAAGCAATAGAACGTGACAGGTTTCCGATGGGCTCACGGCATCACAATTACATCCATGGCAAATACGCCAAGCGCCGCTAGCGTTTGCAGGGAAAGTCGAGGCATCAAGCGCCGGTCAAGCCGCCGGCGCTTTTTTCATCGGGTGCGCTAGCGGTGCCATGCGCAGCCGGTAGATCTTGTCGGGTGCCTCGGCTGGATCATCCATCGGCAGCATCATGTAATCGTCGCAGCCATGGCTTTCAGCAAAGTGGCTGGCGGCTTGATGGGTCGGGAATGGCCCGATGTGCCACGGGCCGATGCGCAGTAGGTATTGCATGGCGGGACCGTAGCGCAATTCTTACCGCTGAATCCCGTAGCAATTCTGCAGTCTCATGAGACGCAGTGGCGACCGCTACCGTATGCCAAGCGGCGCATGGTCATGCAGGGCTATTTCCTGGAGATCAACGCAAAGCTGTTCATACGGTCCAATACGTCCGCAGATGATCTGCCGGGCGATATCTACAGCCACATGGCTGAGTTCATTCGATCCGATGAGGACATCATCGATATCGAGGTGAACGCGGTGCCCATCCCGCCAGACCTGTGTGGACCGCCATCGGATTGATGAGACGCGGCTGGTCACACGGCGATCAGCGCGTGATCAGATCCTGCTGGCATGGAACTATCAGTGCGCCTACTGCGGCGCAGAGCTAGGCCGCAGCCCAACCATTGATCACGTGATCCCTAAGGCGCATGGCGGCACAACCACGCCATCGAACCTGGTGGCCTGCTGCATGGGATGTAACTGCAGCAAGGGCCATAAGCCATGGGTGGACTGGTATCGCGCCCAGCCTTTCTGGTCCGCATTAGGCGAATGGGCCATTGCGCATTGGCTGCAGGATGACGCTACGCTTTCGGCCTAGACCTTTTTCGAGGGCTAGGCGGTACCGCAGCGGCCGGCTGCGGTGAGGTGGGCACCGCGTGAGGACCCGCCACCGGCCACCCCTATTAACGAAGGTGACTACGAGGGTCGGCTGAGAGGCATCATTTCGCCGTACATGACGCCATCCTCTAATGACCCAAGGACAAAGCATCCCCAGTAGATGCTTGACCGCCCCGTATAAGGATCAACAAAAGGATGCGTGACACTGTTACACCAGTGGATCGGCCCAACGTGTCCGTGGTCAGAAGTGATTTGCATAGTGCAGCAAGTGACTTGATTAGTGGAAGCGACTATTCGTTGCCGGGAAGTTGCTCCAATGCGCGGCGGATGATGTCAACGCCCTTAAAGCCTTCAAGTTCAGCAGCAGCAGCCAAAGCCTGCTCCTTCAAACTCGGCGGCTTGGAGCGGCGGGCGGCGCGGAGTGCATTGATGTAGTTGGTCGGCGTCTCGTCCGCCATCCATTCACAGCACGCCTTCAGCTCCTGGTCTGCGCCCCATTGGGCGGCGCGGGTGGCGATGCGGCTGATCACATTTGGGCCGCCTTCGTCAGTATCAATCCACTGGCGCACCAGCTCCGGTGGTGGGGTGATGGGGTGTTTTTCCATTACATAAAAGTTTTTATGTTAGGTACAAAAGCTAGTCGTACCAGTGGATTTGAAGTGGATGGCCCAAGCGTGAGACGCCTCAAGGACGCACAGGGGCTTGGGCTCTATCAGCCCGATGCCAGAGCAGAGCGGGAACCTCCTGAGGCTAAGGCAGGATCCTGCTGCAGACCCACAACGCGATCAGGCACGTCGCCCAATACTCCACCACCAGAATCGCCACGTCGTGGAGCATTACCGGCCAAGCAGGTGATCGAGATATAACTCGGCCTGCCATAGATCTGAGCTGTAGCGGCAGGTGCCACCCACGCAGCTGCGGTAATACACCTCACCGTGCACCGGCATCAACGTCTCGATATAGCCGCCATCTCGATCTGTGCGGCTGATCACCTCTGGTCCGAACATTGCCGCGCCTCTTGCTGGTGGATCCATACCTTCAGTCTGCCGACATACTCCCGCAGCACTTGCGCCTGCTGCAGGTGAAATGGGTCTCTGCTGGCAAACCACAGTTGATTGTGGCGATCAATCGCCTGCAGCGACTGGTGGATCAGCGGGCACCAATCAGCGCGTACAGGTGTGGCCCACTCACGTGGCACGTTCGTACATTTCACAGCGGGACGCATAACGCCCGCCACTACGTTTTGATTCTGGCAACTCCAGGCCGCACGCTTGGTGGCGCATCTCCCAATAGTGGCAATCCCAGCACATCATTGGCCCATCAGCGGGGCGGATGCGGTTGCGTGCTGCCTGATAGATCTGCTGCGCCTTGATCAACGCCGTCTGCAGGTGCACCGTGCCTGTATCCATCTCCAGCTGATGTTCAGGCTTGGGGCCGAGCACCACACGAGCGTGCCAGTTGCGATCAGATCGGCTGCACACCAGCAGCAAACGGCCAGCGTGCAGGCTGATCATTCATCCTCCCCATAAGCAGGCTGATGGAAGATCCGCTCTAGCGTCATGCTGGCCGGCTCCTCAGGCCCATCCGTGACATACGCCGCCACTGGATCAGTTCCATCAGCTGCTACGTAAACGCAGGAATAGCCGTAGGGTTTCACCACCACCAAGCCCGTGCGCTTGCTGCGCGTGAGGATCCGCAACGCAAGGCGTTCAATCAGGTTCAGGCCAGGCAGCTGGTGCATCATCCCTCCAGTTTGGCAATCAGACGGTCGATATACCAGCGGCATTTGCGGGCGTCTTCCAAGGCATGGCCTTTGCACCACATGCGCAGCAGGTATTTCAGCGCCTGGCCCTGCAGGTAAGCCGGGACCATGTGGGGCGCGTCAGTGATCGCCGCTTCGATCACGTCGATGGCCTCTACTGGGCCGCGGCGGTAGTGGTCTGGGTTGATCGGATCAGTCATCGAGCCATCCCCATGCAATGCGTTTGCAAATGCGCCATGCGTGCTTTTCATCAACATCAAATTCAGCCGCCAGCTGCCGGTAACTCCAGCCCTCGGTGCGGAGCCGGCGGAGTTTGCGCACCAGCTCCGGCGTCAGGATCGCGGCGATGTTCTCCTCGCCAGCCTTGAATGGCCGGCCGCGCGGGATCACCTCCACTTATCTCCCAGTAGCTGCTGGCGGCACACCTCAATGGCCTGCTGCGCTTGCTTCTGCGTCATCACCGATTCAGTGGCATCCATGGCACGAACAACGCGGGCTAGGAGTTCTGTGTAATCCGTGTCGCGGAAGTTGGCCGCGATATCGCGGCAGAATTCTTCCCACAGCCCGGTGTAGGTGCCGCACGTGCGGCCACTGCGTTCGTACAGCGCGTCGATCATATCGGCGCGTTGCTGGTCAAGCTGTGTGGCGTTCATGGTTCAAGCGTTTGTCGGAGTTGCAGCAGCTCAGCGCAAAGCTGTTGCCGGTTGCGGATGCCAGCGATGCAATGCAGCTGATCAATGCGAATATCGATCAGGTGCTGCAGTCGCTCGCGTTCATCCTGCCGACCCTGACGGTAGGCGCCAGTGTCGTTGAGTAGCTGTTCAAGGCGGTGGCGGATATCGCTCACAACACCTCCACGGCAATGGCGTGGGGCCAGCGGTTGCGGGCGTATTTCGCCGCCGCGGTCTTGGATTCGGCGCGGGTGTACCACTTGATGGGGCGCACCTGCGGGAATAGCACCAAGACCGTGAAATCTTTGACGCGTGCATTGTGGCGTGGCCGGCTGACGCCTTCGCCATAGTTGCCTAGCTCAGTCTCATCAGTGCGCCATTGCAGCAGCGCTCCGGTTACATCAGCCATTGCTGGGCTCCTGTTCAGGGTTGAGCCATTCAATCTGCGACCACCACTCAAGCCAAGTATCAGCAGCGATCAGCTTGGCCTCAGTCAGGCTGCAGGCCGTGATGGACTCAAACACGTTGGCAGCCTTAATGGTGAAGTAAAAGCGGCGTTCAGTCATGCCGCACCACCTGCTGCGTGCCGGAATGTGTGGGCTGGTGGTGTGCGCCGGATTCAATGCCAATCATGGCGAACACGCTGGCTGCAATCAGGCAGCAGATGGCGTTGTTGATGGCGTTCATGATCCGACCATCCGTGCGATGCGGTCGTTGAGGCGATGCAGCCATGCGCCGAGCATTAGACCGCTGACGTACACGGCCACGAGGATTTCTGCGAGCTGAGCAGTCCATAGGTAAAGAGTCGGCCCCCAGTCGCTTGTGAGTGCCTGTTTCATGGTGTGGGTGAATTGGTGTGCCGGGCCAACCGGCAGTGCGGGCTTAGTCAGGCCGTGTTGCGCTCGGGTTTAATGGCCTCGTGTGCGCTGTTCGGCCGGCGGTTGAGTTTTACGAGTGGGCCGCTCCCCTCGTGTGGCCATTATGCCCCTTCTGCGGTGCATGTCAAGGGTGGCCAGTCACATCCCGTTACACCGCGTCGCTGCCCACTGCTAGATCAACCGGCACCCGCAACACTGGCACGCTTTTGCCGTTTGGCTCCTTGCGCTCCCAGCCCACCACAGCCAGGCTCACCGCCAGCTCTGCCGTATACCAGCGGTGCTGGCAGGCCAGGCACCGGCGTTGCCTCACCACTCGGTCGGCATCGTGGCCGTTGGTATAGGTTGCGCGTATCTCATCACTGCCGCATTGGGGGCACTTCACAGCTTCGCTAGCGTGCATCTGTACACCTCCACTATGGCACCATGAACTTCGGTGAGTGGATGGCTGTTGAGCTATCGCCAGAACAGCAGTTCGAGATCGAAAAGCAGGCCCGCACCCTGCTAACCAGCGAGGATGCAGGCCCAATGGCCGCGGCGCTCCTGAAACAAGCCTGCTACCAGCAACAGCTGTTGCAGCAGGCCGTTAACGAGATCGCCCGGCTCGAGTGCGAGCTGATGGGGCGTTAGAAGAGATCAGCGTCCACCACGACACCATCAGTGGCCTTGGCCAGGCTTTCAGCGGCACCCTTGGCCTCAATGGCCTGCTGCGTCTTCCAGTCCGGCTTAGCCACAACACTGAGATACTTCACGCCGCTGTTGGCGGTCTTGGCCCAACCGCTCAGGCGCACTGGGATTTCGTTGCGATCACCCTGCGGATCAGCGTTCATCAGATACTGCGCCAACGCATAAGCCTGATCAGCAGGCACATTCAACACGCCATCAAACTCGGGATAGTTCTTGCCAGCCTGGAACTTATCGCCCATCCGCTTTTGCCAGTCGGCCTCGGATTGCTTAAACAGTGCGCCGTTAACAGAGAAGGTCATGGTTGCTCGTGGGTAATG